GGCAAACATCTCCGAGTTCAACAACGGTAATTTTGCACCGCTGGCCGATGATATATTTAGGTCTTCTAACGGCAGCTTGCGCTTGCAACCGACGCAAGACGGTAAGTTCAATGTTCTTGACCGTAATAACAACGTAATCGCAACTCGCACGAGGGATGATATTCTCACTGTGGGTCGCCGCCTCTATGACGAAAACTATAAGAAGGCCATTGAAGATAACCGCACTCGGATTGCTTCACGGCGTGAAGCTTTGTTCAAAACCACACTTGATGCGTTTGAACAGTCACTCAAAGACCAGTCTCAGGCGGGCCGTGAAATTTCTGTTGAGCGGGCCAAGGCCGACTTTAATCGTCAGAGTAGAAACACTGAGCTTGAGATGAGGGTGACTACTAATGGTGAGATTGTTGTCGTGCATAAGTATGATCCAACCAAACCAATTCGTGCGTATAAAGTACAGCCCGGTGTTGATCCTCGGACTGGCAGGCCCACAGGTAGGAATGAACTAGTTCCGGTATCAGTAGCACCAGAAGCAGTATTCACGCAGTGAGGTATCCATGAGCGGTTTGTACGCCCCCAGTGAGCTAGAACTAAGCCTCGGTATCAATCGTGCCCCGGAAAATTCTACGGAAGCTGTTGGGCTGTCTGCGCTGAACGCCGGTGACATCTATGGTATGCAGCAGCAGGTTATGCGTAGCACTGCGGCACTTCAGTCGGGTGTTGCGCCGCCTGCGCCCCCGCAGCCGGAAGCACAAGCGTACTTCAGTCGGTCCACTGGTAAGATGTTTGCCGGTGGTATGGCGTTTGATGAACGTGACGTTCAGTCGGCGTTTCGTGCAGCGCAGCAATTTACTGCTGCTGCCGGTGCTCGTCCTCCGCAGGATGTGGCTGATTGGCAACCACTATCTCGCGCTGGGTATGAAGCATACCTAAACGAACTTCGTACCCCACGTGGTATTGGCGAAAATCTAGTCCTCGGAGCACGTGGCGCTGTTGGTGGGTTTGTCAGTGGTATTGGCCGTGGCGCTGAGATGGTCGGTGCCACCAATGTTGGTCCCGCGATTGCTGGTTTTGGTGAGGCTATCACCGGTCAGGATGAGTTTGATAGGCAGCGGTCGGCCCTAATCCAGCAGTCTAATTCGCTTGTCAGCAATATCATTGACGCTGCTGTACAGGGTATTACATCTCTTGGCATATCAGCCGGTGCCGGTGTTGTTGGCGGTGTTGTTGGCGGCGCTATCGGTGGTCCTGCCGGTGCTGCTGCCGGTGCCACCACTGCCGCTACTGCAGCTCAAGCGGGTCGAGCCTTGGCTTCTGCACGCGGTATCGGCGCTGTTCTCGGCCTCGGTGCAGCCAGCTTTCCTCAGCAACTCAATACGTTCTATGAAGCGGCGCAGAACGCCAGGGATGCACAGGGTCGTCCAGCATACGATCTGAATGATACATCTACTCAGCTTACCATCTTTGGTGCTGCCCTTGGTACATCGCTACTTGATGTAATTGCCCCGGGTCGCGCCGCGTTTGGTCTATCTCGTGCCCTCACTGAAGGCGCTCAGCAGGCTGGTACTCAGGCCCTTACCGGTCTGGCTCGGGCCAGGGCGGTTGGCGGCAGCGCAGCCCGCAGCGGGTTTGAAGAAGCTGCCACTGAAGCCACGCAGACCTTGGTTGAGCGGGCTGTTTTTGATCCCGAGTTCCGTCGGCAGCTCAACGCCGAAGACATAAAGGCGCTTGCCCCGTACATCGTCAACACGTATGGCCAGGATGTTCTCATCGCAGCCGGTGCCGGTGCGCTCCTTGGCGCCGGGTTTGGTGGCGCCGGTCGCTTCATTGAAACTCGGGGTGCAGGTTCTCAACCGCGCAACATTCTTGACCCAACGCAAACCAATGCTATTGGCGGTGCGGATACGGGTGAGGCCGGTACCGAACTTGTGCCCGTCGGTGGCCCCCCTCCCGGCGGTCCCCCTACCCCTGGTGCTCTCGTCACCCCTGGTACCCCTCCCATCTCCGGTTCTGTTTCGGGGGGTTATGGGGATTTACTACGTAGAACTCAATCATTAGCGTCAGGCGAAATTGGTGGCGCACCAAGTGAAAGAACGTATTCAGGATACGGAGAAGCATACGCTCGGCGTATGCCTGATCCCCTTGGCGTTGCCGGTTTTGGTGGCGCGGATGATACGTTTAACCGTATGGTTTCAGGTCCTGCCCCGGGCACCGAAGCTCCGCTAACATCCTATATCTACCCAGGACCGGTTCTGACTGAGCCCGGTTCGGTCGCGCAACTGCGCCCACCTGCAAGTGCAATACCCGGCGCACCCGTAGTTGCACCTTACACACCAACACCTACAGCACCTATCCCATCAGGGTCTCAACCGATTACTTTGGTGGCGCCGGGGGCCGACGCCCTTCGCGCACAGCGCGGGCTGACAACTACGGCGCAGCAACGGCAGGTCGAGCAAGACATCCAATCTCGGGTGCAGGCCAACGCGAGTGCACCACGCCCTGACGTTCTGTACGATCCGTCTGACCCTGGTGCCGTTCAGCGCGCCATGCGCTCTTTTGGATTTGCTTCAGAAAAGCCGGGAACCAAGGTACTAGAGCCGGACGCCACAGAAATACTTAGGCTGCGCGATCCGATGCGGGCAGGCGAGCCGATTACACTACGGGACGTGAACGAAGCAGCAGCGATGCTCGGTCGCACTCGCGGTTCCGGCACACCAGTGGCACGGCCCACCCCCGTGGTGCCTGCTAATATGGCACAAGCCATGCAGGATGTCGGGCTGACTGTTGAAGATGTGGTAGCGGCACGCGACCGCCTGCGCAGTGGCCCGGTTACTTATGAAGATGTGCGCATTGCGGCGCGGCGCAAGGGTACGGAACTACCGGTTCGTATGGCTCGGGCTGCGGCGCCTGAGTCTACGGTTGAGACGGCCCTCCCCCCTGCGCTTGAAGCACTTGCCGCGGCCCCTACGCCTACGCCCGCAACCAAGCTCAAGAAAGGAAAAGCCCGTGCCCCTGAAGTCAGGCAAGTCGAACAAGGTGGTCTCAGCCAACGTACAGGAGCTGGTGGACCGGTACCAAGCAAAGGGAAAGATCGGCTCAAGCCGACCAAAGAACAAGGCGGCGGCGGTCAAACAGGCCGTAGCAATCTCACTCGCCAAGGCCGGGCGGCAGCGCAAGAAGTAACACCTGCACCGGCTGCGGAGGTGGCCGCTCAGCGCCCTTTCTCACTCGCCGCACCAAACGTGACAGAAAGAGCGGCTCCATCCGCCGCCCCAAGGGCTGAGGCTGCGACCCCAAACACGTTTGATAGGCAAATCACTCAGGCAGCTACCAGTGCTAACCCGGCGGCGCAGCTTCGTACGCTGAAGAACGAACTGATCACGCGGCGCGATGCCACCGCTGATGCTGGCCGCAGTACGACTGAACTTACTCAGGCTATTGACCGTATTGACGCACTGGTCGCTGAAGGTCCGGTCACTACGCCAGATGTTGAGGGTGTGTCCGGCCCAGGTTCACCGCAGTCCGTCTGGGCTGCGGCCATGAACGATGATGGTGTTGGCTACACCCAGATGTCTGAAGATGGTCGCCGCGCTTGGGATAACGAAGTGGCTACCAGCCCTGTGCCGCCCACTGCGGAACGGGCTCAGTATTACCAAGACACGTTCCTGCCCGAAGATACCCAACGCAGCATCAGTTACGTGCGCAGCCTTGCCAGCAAGCTGGCATCTGCCAGCGATGAGCGTTACCTACAGATCACTGAGAAGCTGAGCGAGCTGGCCAGTTCTGACAACCAGCGTGTCGCTGCCGAAGCGCAGCGCGCATTGGACGGTGAATTATCCGGTACGCCCGGCAGGTTCTCCCTTTCTGGCTGGAACACCCGGCAGGGTACGGTCAACGCAGATGGCACACCAACAACCCCAATGGCCGTTGGCCGGGTGCGGATGCTTGTCAATAACTTCGTAGCTAAACTGGCAACCAAGCCCAAGGTCACAGTGGTGGCCAACCAGCAGGAACTACAGCGCACCAACCCGGCACTGTACCAACAAGCCGTGGCTGCTCGCCCGCAGGGTGACTTTGCTACTGCTGAGGCGGCTGGGTACTCCTTCGGTGACGGCAACGTCATCATCTTCACTGACCGTATTGCCAATGAGCAGCACCTGCGGTTCGTGCTGGCCCATGAGACCTTCGGCCACTTCGGTATGCGCGGCATCATGCCCGCATCACGCTTCAACGCGCTTATGGAAAACATCTATGAGACAGATGGAAGCGCCAAGCTGGCAGTTGATGCCGCTATGGAAGTGCGCGGGCTGAGCAAGGCCGAAGCCGTTGAAGAATACCTGTCTGACTACGCCGGGATGCTTGAAACCAGCACGGTTGCCCGCATCTGGAACGCCATCAAGGGCTTCCTTGATCGCCTTGGTGTGAAGTTTGGGGATACAGCTACCCGGTACTTCCTTGATCAGTCGCGCCGCTATGTACGGCAGGGTGCCCAGGGTGTGACCTTCGATGCAGAGGCGGTGGCGAAGCGGCTGCACGCTGTTGAGTACGGCGATACCGGCACTGGCCGGTTCAGCCCGCAGGCAGCGATGAGTGCCAACGCCAAGGCGAATTTGTTTGTAACAGAGCTAGGCCCGTGGCCAACCAACTTCGCTGAGACTTGGGACTACATCCAGAAGCAAGGAAAGAATATTGCTAACATCTACGATGATGTGAAAGCAAAGTTCCTTAGCCTTGCAAATTACCGCGCACTGGAAAACCCAGGGCTATCAGCATTCGACGGCTTGATGGGCCAGACCAACCAAATTTCCATGGCGGTCAAAGCGTCATTGAATGAATATCTACGCCCCGTACTTGATGCTCCAAAAGCTGTGCAAGATAAAATCTCACGCACCATGTACAATGCGCGTAGCTATAAGATCAGCCAGTTCAAAGCCGGTGATCTTGGTAAAGAACCTCTGTTCAAGGTTGCTGCTGATGGTACCCTTACGCCAAATACGGCTGAGCAGGAGCGTATATTCAAAGCCGGTCTGATGACGCTCAAGCAGATTCAAGACGGCTATTCCTACAACCGTGAGATCGAGGGTACTGATGGTAAAGTCACCACGGTAAAAGAAACCGTGGCCGCTCAAAAAGACTTCACCAAAGAAGATTACGCTCTGTATGAGCGTGCCCGGCGTGCGGTGTTTAACGTCGAGATGCAGCTACTTCAGGCTGAGTACGGCGCCCTTATGGCTAACAAGCGCCTGACCAATAAAGAGATCAGCGGTTTTATGGCTGACAACAAACTCACTGCTGAAGATCGTCGCTTCGTTGATTCCATGGCACGCCGCGCACTGGCGCTCTATACTGAAGGCGCCGGTACTGATCCCACAGGTAACACTGTGATCGATCCAAAAGCCATGAAGAAGTCCGATGATTTCTTGGCTGCTGTTAATGCTGCGACGATTGGCACCGGCACAGACCGCAACGCTGCGGTGCGCGACTACTTTGCTTCGCCACAAGCGGCTGATGCATTCATCACTGAGCTGACCGCGTTTAAGGATCGTCGTCGCGAGATTACCGATGACAACAGGTTCTCCTTACAAAATAAGGTGAAGCAACTCATCCTCAACGAACACAACCTGAACACCAGGGATAAGATTTCCCGTCGATCTGTGATGACTGGATACACCCCGGTGTTGCGCGAAGGTAATTTCCAGACCCGCGTTCAAGCGTTTGTCAACGGCAAACTTGTTGAGGTGAAGGACGCGCACAAGGCGTTGCTTTCCTATTCGCAGTTTAACACCGAGCCCGAAGCCAAGACCGTGGCTGATATGCTCGATAAGGAATTCAAAGGTAAGACCTTTGAGTTGTTGGTGCGCAATGATGCCGGTGAGTTCGTACCTACCAAGGTAACACTTCGCACCACGACTGGTCGTGTGTTGGATGCCGTGGCCGCTGACCCGCAGCTCAACCTACAAGAATTCCTCTACGGGCTGAACCTGTTCAATGTGAACCTCAACCCGGAAAGCATGGCACGTATTGTCACCACGCTGTCGCGTCAGGGTGACGGTGCCCGTAGGCGGTTGGAGTATTCTCAGACCCCGGGCTTTGACCCCACCACTGGTATCTACGCCATCTCACGGCACATCGAAGGTCGTGCATCCACCATTGCCAAGGCCACCACACGGCAGGCGCTGCGCGAACTGATGAACCTTGATATAGCTGAGTCGCGTGCCCTGTGGTCAGGTGATGAAGTTCGGGTAAATCAGATGCAGGCTGAGATGAACAGGCTCAACGCCGACCCAAATGCGTCGCAGGATGCGAAGCGGTATGCGCTACAGCAGCTCACGCAAGCGCAGTACCAGTTCCGTATGACCAACCCGGAAGGGCGTGCTGAGCGGTCAATGGCTTACTATAACCAAGCCGCTTCTACCCTTGATTATCTTGAGGGTAGTAAATATGTGGATGAGACTGACTTCGGCGCAGGTCCTGTTGCTTCTCGGGTCCGTGCCTACACCAGCGTATGGCAACTTGGCGGTAGCCTTGCCCAAGGTGTACTGAACTTGCTCAGCCCATACACCAACTGGATGCCATACATGGCCAGCTTCAATGCGAAGAACGGCTTCGGCGGCGGCTTCGGTATTGGTAAGGTACAGTCAGCTTACCACTCAGCGTTCCGTCAGGTGGGTGCGCCGGGCATCTTGCGCATGACCATGAACCAAGCTGAATTCTACGATAACGTGGCCAAGGACCCGGCGCTTCAGAAGAAACACGGCCTGACAGTCGATGAAGCCAAGGTTATTGCTAACGAAATCCGCCAAGGTAAATTGATTCCGGCCCAGTCAAACGCACTCATCGCCACTGCGCGGGGGCAAACAACCAATAAGTTCCTGCGTGGTTTTATTGATAAGTACATGGCTCCATTCAACCTGTCAGAACAGGCAGGTCGTCGTGCAGCTTTCTTGGCTGCATACCGGTTGAAGCGGGACCAGATGCTCGGTGCCGGTAAATCCCAGAAGGATGCTCAACAAGAAGCAAGTGACTTCGCAGTGAAATCTCTTGACTTGACCCTTGGTGACTACTCGGTGCTGAACCGGCCACCTGCGTTCCGGGCTGGCATCACGTCCTTCCTCTATATGTACAAGACGTACCCGACCACCACGATCCAGTTGCTGGCCAATCTGTCCCGACCTGCGCAGCTATCCATGTTGGCCGGTCTGTGGTTCCTTTCCGGCGCAGCGGGTTTGCCTTTCGCTGAGGACCTTGAAGACCTGATTGATACCATCTCGCAGAAGCTAGGATTCCGGCAGGGCAGCATTCGGGGTGAGATCATCAAACATATCGAAGCTACGTTCCCCGGTATGTCGGCTATATTCCTCAAGGGTTTGGTGAATGAGTTCCTGCCAATACCCGCCGACATCGCCTCTCGCACTTCGATGGGTAACATCATCCCTGGCACTGGCGCATTCTTGGCTGGCGCTGATGTAGCCCGTGAACTTGGTGATATTCTTGGCCCGGCTGCAGGCTTTATCTCAGGCACTGCTGAGATGGCTCGCAACCTTGTGGTGTTCCCGTTCTCCTCGCGGGTGAGCCTGGAAGATGTAGCCCGGGAATCACCGATTACCTTGCTCCGGTTGATGGGTGACTCATACGCCTACCTACAGTCGGGTGCCGTGGTTGACCGCCGTGGGTATGTGGTTAGTAAAGATATGGATATGGGTACCATCATCACTCGGCTTGCGGGTTTCTACCCATCGCAAGCGGCGAACCAGTATGATGTTATCCGTATCGCCAACCGCACCACTGATTACCAGAAGGAAGCCGTGGCTTCGTTCCGTCACGCTTGGATCAAGGCTACCCTGCGCGGTGATACGCAGGCGGCTAGTGAGATCATGAATGACGTGCGCGAATGGAACAACGCCACACGTGGCACCCCACTGGAAATCAGGAACTTCTCAACCGGTAACACCAGGGCATTGCGTGAGGCTCAGCGGCCAGCGGGTGAGCGCGCACTGCGGGCTGCGCCAAGGGCGGCGCAGGAAGACATCCGTGGGTTTATTGACGCCCTGATCGATTAGGTCAGGGTGTTGCGCCTTGGATAACACTGAGGTGAGCGTTGATCGTCCGGTTTTCTTCATTGGTTAGGATGCCAATGAGGCGCGGGTGGTTGACGCTGAGGGCCAGCACGTATTGCTGACCCAGCTTGATATTGGTGCCCCGGCCAAGGTAGCCCTTCTCGGACTGCGGGGTGGCGTTTATACCCTGCTGGTTTATTTCTTCTACCAGTGAGCGGTAATCACCGCCCCTCGCAGCCAGCCATTTCTTGAAGTGCCTCCGGTCGATGGTGATCAAACCATCGTTGAGCGGCGCCCCCGGTGTCAATGATTTGTTGAGATGGGTTGGTCACGTGAGTCACGGTCAGCGCCGTGTGCGATTGGTCGTTCAGGTACTCGGTCAGCATGTCAAAGGCATCCGCATGGTTCTCAGTCACGGACTTACGCATTGCTCCGATCTGAGCCAGCACGTAGGCTGTACCGTCCTTATAGTCGAATTGGATAAGCCCAAGTTCCGTAGCAATTTTACCCATTAGGTCGGCACACAGGATACATTGTTCCCAATACCGCTCACTGCCGGAAAACTTAGCGCCATACTGCTTGTTGAACACACCTCGGTGGTGTTCAAGCGCCGCCATGATACCCGACTCCCCAAGCGCCAGCAGATGGCGGATGATGACCCGCCCGGCTGAGCCGTAGTTGGTGCTGAGGAATGAGTACATCTTCTGCCCTGCGTTGGTATTGCGCGTGAACAGGGGGTGCGGGTTGATTGTTACTTCCAACAGACGCGCCATCTGGGCATCAGTCTCAAGCCCTGACGCTGCCAGCATGGAGGCCAGTGACCGGTTGGATGAGGTGGTTACGATGGTCGCCCATGTCTTGGCATCACGCTCCTCAGCGGAGCGGGACAGCCGGGCCTTATCACGCCCCTGTGATACCCAATAAAGGAAGTCTCCGATCTCCTTGGCAGGCAGCATGGTGGCTTCGTCAATGGTGACCGGCAGGTTGTTGTAGAACCCCATGCGGGCAAACATGGCGTTCTGCGTGAACTTGGCTGTGTAGTGTAACCGCACCGGGTCGCCCCATACTGACTGCTGCCATAGCTGCGCCAAGGTCTTACCTGCCCCGGTCTGCCCATACAGGCTGATCGTCAACCCCTTGAGCCCGGTGAAGTTAAACAGTGGCGCTGCCATCCCTACACACAGCGCGAACTTGTGGGCTGACATGGTAGCCTTCTCTAATACAGAGGTGAAGTTGACCCATGCCTCAAGGGTGCCGCTTGTCTCATACAAGTTCTCAGTAATGCGCTGCGCGCCGAGTGCGACGCTCACAGTCTCAGTCGTTACGGAACCACTCGCATCGCGTTTGTACAACGTATCACCAAGAAGGAATTCGGCATTGTCCTGCTTCCATCCCATGGTGGCGTACAGGTTGGTCACCGACTTAAGCTGCCGCAGTTCTTCCATGTAGGACCGCAACATCATTTGAAATAGCTCCGTCTGCTTCTTAGTGGGAAGAACGATACCCTGATCTGCGATGGTAATAGCGAAGTCTTTGATGGAGAACTCAGCCAGGAGTGACTGCCGGAACGACAGGGTTTGCCAACCAACGTGCGGGCGGTTCCACCGGTAACGCACTGTCTCATACCCAAGGGACTCATCTCTACCATAACTGACCGGGTATATATCGAACGTGCATACGTCCACGTCGGATTTATCTAGGGTGATGCGAAGCCCGCCCCCTTCGCGCCACTTGAACGGCCTTGGCGGCTTCATGGTCAGGGGCTCTGGCGTATCTACCGGCGGCGGTGCCGGTGCGTACTCTATGGCCAGCCTTACGGGGGTCGTGATCTTGTTGAAGAACTTACAACCCTTGCACCCGTCAGGGCGTTCCTGCTCGAACCGAGTGCAGGTGGTCGGACCCGTGGTGCTATTGCGCCACTGATTCAGCTTGCGGAGGGTTGTGCCTTCATCATAGCCTGGGTGGTTCTGGCTCCAAGCCTTGGCCGTTTCTTCCGGGTCCGAGCAGTGCGCGGCCACACCCATCAGGGCATACCACAGGGGCTCAGGCACACTGTCTTGGTTCTGTACTGCCCATGCGACCTGGGCACACTTCTCAATGACCGTATCGGGGTTGGCCGGTGGGAAGTCCTGCTTCACCGCCATGGCATCCAATAGGGATGAGCGGGCGGGTTGTATAACTGTGGTGCTGGTAGTGACAGTACCAACCAGCAGGGCTGTCATATCCTCAACGCTGACAGGATCAGCGTCGATCAGCAGCTTAACCTCACCACCACCCTTGGGGTTCACGGTGCCGACAGGGCGCAGCACCCGGGCACTATCAGCCGGTACCGCAGGGTCGAACAGTGCGCGACCATCCTCAGTCGGGATCATAGCCTTCAGCCCCATGGCCAATGGCATCCACTCATCGTGAGTGAGTTCACGATCCAATACCCAGTACACATGCAGCCCGTTACCGGATGCCACGATCATAGGTTTCGGCAACTTGTTGGTAGCAACAAACTCGCCTAGCGCACGAAGCCCTTGCTTCCAGTGCGGGAAAGGTTTGTCCGGGCCGCAGTCAATGTCGAGGTACAACGCTTTGATCAGGTGGACATTCTCCTGCTTACGCCCTGCCCGGCGGTCAACAAAGGATGCCACTGCGTAGTACACGTTGTTACCGGCGCCGTTCAGCGCGTCTATGTTGCTTGCCAGCGCAGCTATGTCACTGTGGAATCCCTGCCTCGGTCCTTGGCCTTTGTTGAGTGTTATTGAAACAACATAGCCCTCGGACGGGAGGACCCGCCGAAGAAACTCAAGCGTATCCATGGCCTACCCCTACCTTCATCCTACCCAAAGAGGAGGGGGAAAAACCCCCTCCTTAGTCTATTGATACTGGGCAACCAGAGCAAGCAACCTGTGCTTGCGCATTGGCTGTGTCAGACCAAGGACCTCGGGTGTTGGCCACCCGTGTTCGCGCACAATCGACACTAGAACACGTACTGTCGATAACACCTTATCCGCGTTCTTTGGCCGGACAGTCTGCCCCCTGACCCAGCCATAGTACGTCACCCGAGAGACAGCGAATAAGCTAGCCATCTCCCCGGTGGTAATAAGCATGTGCTTGCGCAACGCCTCGATCTTTGAGAAATCGAGGTTGTTAGGCATCATCAGTTCCCATGTCACCGATCATGTTGGCAATCTCATCTGCCAGATCGACACCGCTGCTCACCGCTGGTGCAGGCTTGGCAGCAGGCTTGGGCGCTGCAGCCCTCGGAGCAGGAGTAGCAGCGGCAGGCTTGGCAGCACCGAACCCGCGCTTGGGCGCCGCAGCAGCCGGAGCCGGGGCTTCCTCCCCAGCTTCCTCAACCGCTGGGGCTGGTGCAGCAGGGGCGACCTGACGAACGGGAGCAGAGCGTGGAGCCGGGGGCGGCGCCGCTTTAGCAGGTTGAGTTTCACCAGTGATCTCCTTCACCTTATCCGACCCGAACAGGTCATCAACCGCACCCATGGTTTCCTCATCCAAGAACCCGCCGAACCCGAACTTCAGCTTCGGGAAGGACGCATCCGTGTCAAAGGAGATGCGGGTACGTGCGATCTCAGGCGCGATGCCGTGGACAGACAGTTCCTTCTGGTAGGCGTTCAGCCCCTTCAGCGCAGCCGGGGTTACTTCCAGCAGGTACACAGGGCCAGTAGCATCGTCAGCCGCAACCACGGCCAGACGCTTCTTGTCGGCACAAGCCTTCACTTGCTGACCGTTGGGCGTCACTTTGGAACCCCATGCGTTGTGCGGGCAGTTGGCACACAGGTCGTTCTGCGGGTTGGTTGAGTCCGGGTGGGGGCCAACGCCATCAAGGGAGTAGCAGTCAGGCGCCTGCGGTTCGCTATCCTTGTTCCATTCCTTGGCATACCAAGCCTTGGACAGACGGGGGTTAGCGCCGACGATGACCACATCAAGCTGCGTCTGGTTAAGCACAGTCTCAGCACCGTCTTCAACGATGCGGAAGCGTGACCCCTTGATGGAGATGCGGGGGAATTCACCACCGCCGCCAGAGATACCGCCAGCCAGGGCTTGTGCCAGGGCAGAGGGCTGACCCATACGCGCCGCAAGGTGCGCCGGGACTTTTACGTTAGCAGGAATAAGATTGCTCATGGGTTTCTCCTGTTATGAGCGTGGATATTTAAGTGGTTGAGCGACTTTAGCCATGCCGCCACTGCCGCCACTGATGGCACCGCTAGCGCCGATAGTCACAGTAGGGGGCACACCCATTGCGACCCGCGCTTGAAGCGTGATGATCTGATCACCGATCTCACTGACTTCTTTGCAGTACACCAGGGTGTTCTGATGTGAGTGATAGTCGCTGTGGGAAATGACAAACCCGTTTGAGATGCGGAACACCGACACGACCGGCTGGCCATTGTACAGTGCGTTGCTCAGATGGTTCGGCCTATCCGGTGCCGATGGTCCGTACACCTCCTTCTCTGCGTTACGCATCATGCGTAGCAGCCATTTGCCTATCATTACCCGTCCCCCTTCGCTGTCGGTTTGCGTACGTTCACTTCCAACTTGGTGCCGTAGTTCACGCCTGATGGCACTGCGCCACGGGCTTCAATGTAACCGCGCACTGCGGTTTTGCTGACACGGCGCTCAAGAAGATCAAACGCTTCGTTGTCCTTGATGTATGCGAGCACCGCATCCCAGTCAGCCACATTGGCAAAGTCCGTGGTGGTCACGAATGCTGTGCCGTGGTTGGTCTTAAAGGACGTGACGCCTTGCACGTTAGCCTGTTCGAGAAGCCATGCTTCCATCTTTGACATCTTTGCCTTGATGTCATTGACCTTTTCTTCTGCTTCACGTTCGACTGCCTGCTTCCGCTGTCGCAGGGTAATGTACCCAGCGACAACTTGGTCAACTGTTAGTTCTGCCATTTGTCTACCTCGCTTGTTGTATCAATTCCAGCAGCAGCCCTTGTAGCCGCTGCTTCCCCTTGAGCCGTTCGTACATCTTATGTTCAAGCGCAGTGGCTTCAATGTGGATGACGTTCGACACGTTACGCTTACCAATACGTTCAATTCGTCCGTTAGCTTGAACGTACTGCTCGTTGCTTGTCACTGGTCCGTACCAGATCACAGTACTGGCAGCGGTAAGTGTCAAGCCATGAGCCATTGTAGCAGGGTGCGCAATCAACACGTGCGGGTCACGCGCATCCTGAAAGTTCTTGAAGATGGTTGAACGCTCAGACGAACTGACCGCGCCGTTGACCACAGCAACTGACCATCTCTTGCTCAGCTCACGCTCAAGCATGTAGAGGGTGCCGGTCAGCGGGACGAAGATGATGACCTTCTGCCCCGCTTCTTCAATGATCTCATTCACAGCGTTGACACGCGGTGAACAGTCGAGTTCGACGTTGTTACCATCTTCATCATAAGCCACACCGCAGGCGATCTGAACCAGCTTCTGGACCTTGACCGCTTCGTTGACCGCAGTGATCGTGCTGCCTTCGTCAGATACCTCAGTCATAAGATGGCGCATCATGGTATCGTAGTGCTTCTTCTGGTCGGGTGTCAGGTCTACCTGTCTTGTCTGTATGATAGTGTCAGGAAGATCAAAACACTCGTCACGTGTGAAGCGCACCGCTGGGTGCAGGATGTGGTACACAGTCTCAACACTTCCTGGGCGGGGCAACCAACGGTACTGGCGTTCTTTATACATCACTTGGTCGCGGAACGCTGTGTAAGTCTGAGTGCAGTACGGACTATCAACCAGCTTCGCCAAGGCCCACGCATCAGTCGGTTCGTTGGGTGTCGGTGTGCCGGTCATCAGCCACAGGTGTGTGTTTGGGTTCTTGTCCATCCACTTCCTGAACACCTTGAACCGCGTCGTACCGGGGGTGCGTAGCACCGCAGCCTCATCAACGATGACCAGATCGAACATGCCAACGGTGTCGTCAGCGATGATTGGGAAACCATCGTGATTGATGATGAAGAAGTCAGCATCTGTTCTCAGCAACTTCTTCCTGCGTTCAGCCGTGCCGTGCAGCACCACGCCCTTGCGGTCAGGGAAGCCCATGAAGATGGCATCACCCCACACACGGTCGAGTGTGGACAGCGGGGAGATGATAAGCACCTTACCTATGCTGCCTGTACGCATGAGGTAGTCAGCCGCCCACAGGGCACTCTGCGTCTTGCCAGTGCCGATCTCGTTCAGCACCAGGGCCTTCTTGTGGTAGGTCAGGAAGGCAGCGGTCTTGCGCTGGTGCTCATACGGCTGGAACCGCCCGGGCCACTCATAGTAGTGCTCAATGGGTGACGGAGCTTCGATCCCGAGCCGCCGCAGGATGGCAACCTCCCGTACCTTATGCGGTACGACCACCACATCATGACCCTGCAGGTGCACGGCCTGAGCAGACGGTATGGTTTCCAGTACCCGGCCAGGATGGTTCAGCTTGAGAACAAGCGCCTTGGCTTTCTCAAGCACCAGCATCAGTCAAGCCCTTGGATGTAATCCCTTGCAGCAGCCAGCGTGGCATCATCATAGACGACAAAGCACTTGCCGCCTGCCCGCTCGATCTTTGCCATACAATCAACCTGTAGCTTGGTTGGTTTGCTCTTAACATCTGCCTTTACCTCTATCCCGACGAAATAACCATTCACACATACGATCCGATCAGGGATGCCTGCCCTGCCGAACGGCCCCGCTTGGGGGCTGAAGAACCAAACACCTAGTTGGTTCAACATCTTGTCAACTTTAGCCTTAACTTTACTCTCAGGTGTGGCCATTTTATACTCCTACTTTACACCAGTGTCAAGTTCACTTTGCGTAATCGCAGAAATCTTTACACGGGCAGTACCGGCACAAGCCACTTGGTTTGGCTGGCCAGTTATCCTTCTCTGCTGCCACTTCAATACGCCGGATGCGGTCGAGCAACCGTTCCCAGTACACCGAGGCATCCCGCTTGCGGTATATCTCCTTATCCGTGCTCATGTCCTGAGTCCACACGAAGGTGCTGGTCACCAGCTCAACGTCAGGATAGTGCGCGAACACCTGCAACGCGAACAATTCAAGCTGTGTAAAGTCCGGCCTGCGCTTGCCGGTCTTCCAGTCCATCACCACGGCGCTGTGTTTCTTCACAATCAACACGTCAAGTTTGGACCTGATCCACGCATCCGGGTCCCACCAGCCTGTCGGTGTTAACCCAGGGTTAAGGGTCATCTCCTGCTCGATG